CGATGGATTGATCTCTTGCGAAATCATCAAATTATTATCATTATTAGAAGTAAGTCTTATTCACTTAATGCTGATTAAGACATAAGATCAGCATAGCATTGGGGGACCCGGGATATTATACTCCACCCTGGTTAGGCGGCTAAATAGCCTGGAGTTCTAATTGCAGAGACTCGTATACTACCACTTTTAGCCCAAATATTATTAGGTGGCAGCCAGCATAACTACAAAGGCATCATAAGGGAGACACAACCCCGAGTAGGTTTAACGTTTCAACTCATCAACGGTGCCAGAAAAAGAAGTTACCTGATATACGGAAGATCCATAGTCAGGGTTCTCCTTTGAAGCATATGATAATCCACAATAGGAGGGTAAAATCCAAGATTAACAATACTGGACTCTATGATTTCAGCAGACCATTTATCGAAAACCTCTTCCTCATGCAGACTCAACTCTTGCAGAGCATTGCACACATTACTACAAGTGATATCATAACCATCACTCCGTTTCGTCCAATAAGGCATCTCCAAAATAGAACTCAGCCTAAGCGGGGCAATTGTTCTACCAACTTTCGGCTCGTATCTGAATTTCCTCTTAAGAAACTCCACTTCGGATATATCCCTAAAGGGTTTAGGTTCAGAATCTTCTTTCGTCTCGAGAGTGTAGGTAAGACCATATCTCGCTAAAGATTCTGAGAGTGTGTTCTGATTGAATCTATCTCCAATCAGATCACTAACGCCCATGGCATTATCATCACCATAATCTATGAATGATACATAACTGTTGAATTCACTAAGCGGTATTTCATCCTTAAAGATATCAACAAAACTCATTCTCATCACAACACTGCCAAAGATACAATTTATAATAGTTGTAGCAGGATGGCCAGAAGGCAAGCTCTGTAACCATGAAACTACAGTACCATCTACAATCACATTTGAATTCCAGACTTCTCTCCACAATAGGCGACGAACATTGTCATACTCTCTGTCTCTGAAAATAGGGAGCATAACTTCACCAATGGCTTCAAGGATCTGTGCGGATTGATT